GAGCTACCAACGATCTGCAGAAGCAGGACACCTGTTCTATCATCAAGAAGCGGCTGTACTCCCTGGATATTGGGGCCATGATCGACAGCCTCCCGGATATCGCGCCGGACAGCAAAGAGGCGTACCCGTGTGTGTATGCCCTGCGCCGGGTAGATACCATGAAATTGGCAAAGCAGAACCACAGGAGTTTTGATAGCCATATCAAGCAGCTTGCAAAGAGCCTGGAACGGCAGATCGGAACCTCCATGCCGGTTGTCATTAGTGAGGACGGAACCGTTATCAACGGTATTGGCCGCCTGCAGGCAGCAGTGGAAGCGGGCCGCAAGATCATCCCCACCGTGACCGTCACAAAGGCGCAGGAGGAATTTGCATCCGCGATGCTCAATCTGCTATCCATGGATTTTGATATGGAGAGTACATACGCAGACGATCTGCGGTTCAATTCCTTTATGCGGGAGAGAACCACACGGGAAACTGATGCAGAGGGCAACGCCGCCCTGGGCGATGGCTTTTTTAAGGGAGTATTCCCGAATAACAATGGCCGGGACTTCTGCAAGCTGGAGGGCGCGGCCCTGGAAACCTGGAAGCGGTACTACGGATCCTCTGTGGTGGATTTCGGTGCCGGCAAGCTGAGCAACACCCGGACGCTGAGAAAAGCCGGTATTCATGTATCGGCATTTGAGCCGTACTTTGTGACCGCCGGCGATAAGATCCACAAGGAAAAGAGCCTTGAGATCGCTAACCGCTTTTTGGATGAGGTGGAGGCCGGTACCCAGTACAGCACCGTGTTTATTTCCAGTGTGTTCAATTCTGTACCGTTCATGGCTGACAGAAAGATGGTGGCAATCATTGCCGCGGCCCTGTGTTCCCCCGGCGGCACTTGCGTCTGCTGGTGTCAGAGCGATAAGGCCCCGCAGTTCGTGAACACCAAAAAGAAGTACATGACCACGGAAAAGGTGCTGACCTTTGATCTTGATTATGAGCCTAACACCATCCTGGGCGATATCGCCAAGCACCCCAAGGTGCAGAAAGGCCACGCGGAGGCAGAAATGCGGGAGATCTTTGCCCCGTGCTTTGGCCGCGTGAAACGCCTGGAAATGATAAACAAGTTTTGGTACATGGAAGTGACCGAACCTGTGGTAAATCCGCAGGCGCTGGCCGCTGCCCTGGATTTTGAATTTGAGCTACCCTACCCGGACGGCTCCCGCATGGGTCTGTCGCAGAGAGCGCGGGAGGCCTTTGAGCATCGCCTGGGTATCAAGCTCCCGAAAGGAGCTGATAAAGCATGACCGAGCGCGACAATGTACACCCGGAGGGAAAATGGGAATTTGATTCCGAGGTGACCGCCTGTTTCGCTAACATGCTTGAGCGGAGCATCCCGGATTACCGTTCTATGCGGAGCTTTGTGTATGAGGCTGGCCGTAAGTTCGTAAAGCCCGATACCACGATCATTGACATTGGATGCAGCACCGGCCTAGCTGTACAGCCCTTTGTTGATACCTTTGGCCGGGACAATGATTTCCTGCTGATCGACAATTCGCCGGCGATGGCTGAGGCCTGCCGGGATCGGTACGCTGAGCATGAGGATTGCGTAAGGGTGGAACAAGGGGATCTGTGGGAATTTCTCCCGATCCCTGGACAGTCCAGCCTTGTGCTATCCGTGCTGAGCCTCCAGTTTATGCCCACCGCATACCGGCAGAAAATCATTGAGGATATCTACAACAGCCTAGTACCCGGAGGCGCGTTTATCTTTGTAGAAAAGATCATCAGTGAGAATATGGATGAGCTGATGGTAGAGCTGTACTACGAAATGAAGCGGCAGAACGGGTACACCGAGGAGCAAATCCAGGCTAAGAAAAAGAGCCTGGAAAATGTCCTATCTCCCCTCAAGGCCGACTGGAATGTGGACATGCTGAAAACAGCCGGGTTCAAAAAGGTAGATATGTTCTGGCGCTGCCTTAATTTCTGCGGCTGGATCGCCGTGAAGTAAGCACCCCTTACTAAATTTCAAAGGAGAGGAGTGTAATGCAGAAACGCAGCGATACGAAGCCCTGGGAACGCCAGCCCAAGGAGGGAGAAAAGCCCTTTGAGGCCTTTGTTATCTACCGTGACATGGGCGAAAAACGGACGCTCAAGGAAGTTGCTGAGGAGTTACACAAAAGTTACACTCTAATCCGAAGATGGAAAGAAACCTGGAATTGGGAGGATCGGGTACGCGAGTATGACAATGAGTTGCAGAAACAGGCCCACAAACAGGCCGTAAAAAAGGCCCGCGGTATGGCTGATCGTCATATCGACATGGCCCTAAAAATGCAGCTCAAGGCGCTTTCGGCGCTGGAACAGCTAAAGCCGGAAAGCATTGACCCCAAGAACCTGATCGCCCTTATCCGGGAGGCAACGCGCCTGGAGCGTGAGAACCGCGAGGATGTGGTACGGCTGACAGAGCCTGTGCAGGAAAGCACCGGCCCCGGAAGCGGCAGCCTTGCAGACTTGATCTCTGCAGCATGGGAAAGGAGGCAGGATGAATGAGAACCCCTGAAAGCATCCTGTATTACGCAGACCATCCCGTAGAGTTCGTGGAGGATATCATCGGAGCAAAGCCGGATCCCGTCCAGGCAGCTATTCTCCAGAGCGTTGCAGATAATCAAATGACCTCTGTGCGAAGCGGCCACGGTATCGGCAAAAGTACCGTTGAGGCGTGGTGCGTTATTTGGTTTATGGTAACGCGGCCCTACCCCAAGATCCCTTGCACAGCGCCCACGCAGCACCAGCTTTTTGATATCCTGTGGGCAGAAATCAGCAAGTGGCTCAGACACTGCCCCACGCTGAACAATGAGCTGATATGGACAAAAGAAAAGGTTTATCTGAAAGAACACCCGGAAGAATGGTTTGCCGTGGGCCGTACAGCCTCCACCCCTGATGCCTTGCAGGGCTTCCACGCGGAGCATGTCCTGTACATCATTGATGAGGCCAGCGGCGTAAAGGATAAGATCTTTGAGCCTGTGCTAGGCTCCCTGTCCACCAAAAATGCAAAGCTGCTCATGTGTGGCAACCCCACGCAGTTGAGCGGCTTTTTCTATGAGAGCCACAACAAGAACCGGGCCAGCTACAAGACATTCCACATTGACGGACGGAACAGCCCGCGCGTCAGTAAGGAATTTGTGGAAACCATCATCCGCATGTATGGTGAGGATAGCGATGTTTTCCGCGTCCGTGTTGCCGGCGAGTTCCCACTGGCTGAGGATGATGTATTTATCCCCCTGCCCCTGATCGAAAGATCCATAATGACGGAATACAAGCCGCTGCAGAAGCCGCACCTAATCCATATTGGATGCGATGTGGCCCGTTTCGGTGATGATAAGACCGTCATTGGATACCGTACCGATGAAAAGGTCACGATCTACAAGAAACGGAACGGCCAGGACACCATGAAAACCGCTGATGACCTTATCGAGCTGGGCCAGAACCTGGTACAGCGCTACAAGCTGGATCCCGCAAAGGATATCCCCATAGCAATCAAGATTGACGATACCGGCGTGGGCGGCGGTGTAACAGACCGCTTGCGTCAGCTCCAGAGAAACGATCCTAAGCGCTATTGGTGGTATGAGGTGGTCCCGGTTATTTTCGGTAAGAAAATCGCCCACAAGTTTTACGATGACACCACAACCTACATGATGGCCGTTGTCAAAAGACTTTTACAGCCCTTTGATGAGGAGGGCATCCCAAAACCCGTAGAGCTGATCCTGCCAAACGATGATGATTTGGTGGCTCAGCTTTCTTGCAGAAAGTACAGCATGACAGACAATAGCAAGATCAAGTTGGAGAGCAAAAAGGCTATGAAAGCCCGCGGCCTCCCGTCCCCTGACGAAGCGGACTGCCTCCTGCTTATCTGTATGCCTGTAAAACCCAAAAAGCCCAAGAAAGGAGTAAAGACCAATGGGTAAAAAGAAACCCGCGTCCGTAGGCACTAGGATCATAAAAGCCCAGGCCCCGGTCAAAAAGTCGGATTCCCCGCAGCAGTTATCCCGGCAGGAAAACCTTAATGCGAGTGACTGGCTGGAACCGCCCGTTGAGCTTGCGGGCCTCAAGGTGCTTGTGAACAACAGCACGATCCTCCCGCAGTGTACCAGGGCCTACAAGAACAATATCGCCGGTTTTGGCATCGGCATCCGTTACCGGGAGGATCTTGAGGAAACCCCGGAAATGGTAACGGAGTTCACCCGCGCTCAGGAGATCCTTGACCTCCTGAATATCGAACAGGACACAAAGGAAGTCTTTGAGGATCTGATCGAGGCCCGCGAAACCTACGGCATCGCCTATTTGGAGGTGATCCGCAATCTGGCCGGCGAAGTGCAGCAGATTGACTTCATCCGCGATACCCCGTCTATCCGCAAGACAAAGCCTCTGGATCCCTACCTGGATACCGTATTCTACTACAAGGGGCAGGAAGTACCCCGGAAAAAGAAGTACCGCAAGTACCGGCAGCAGATTGGCGGCAATACTGTGTACTTCAAGGAGTTTGGAGATCCCCGCATCATGGATGTTCGCACCGGCGAATACCTGAAAGAGGGCGAAACCCTGGAGCTGCAATTCCAGGCCAATGAGATTCTGGAGTTTGCCATCGGCACTGAGCCTTACGGTGAGGTACGGTGGATCGGTCAGGTGCTGGGCATTGACGGCAGCCGCAAGGCTGAGAACCTGAACAATAACTATTTTGAGAACGGGCGGCACACCCCTCTGATGATTATTGTTAAGGGCGGCACCCTCACCGATGAGAGCTTTAACAAGCTCCAGCAGTACATGAACGATATCAAGGGCGCAGCCGGTCAGCATGCCTTTGTCATTCTGGAAACTGAGGCCGCTGACACCCGGACGGACTTTGACCAAACGGAGCGCCCGGAGATCGAGGTAAAAGACCTTGCCGGTATCCTGCAGAGGGATGAGCTGTTCCAAGGCTACCTTGACAACAATCGCCGCAAGGTGCAGAGTTCTTTCCAGCTTCCCGATCTCTACACCGCCTACACCACAGACTTTAACCGCGCCACGGCTCAGACGGCCATGGAGATTACCGAGGAGCAAGTATTCCAGCCTGAGCGCCGGAGCCTTGCCTGGGCAATCAATAACCGCCTGCTGAATGGCTATCAGTTCAAGTATGTGGAGGTTTACTTCAAATCCCCGGATATCACCAACCCGGATGATCTGTTTAAGATCCTCAGCGTCTGCAATAATGCAGGCGGCCTCACTCCCAATAAGGCCAAGGCTGTTGTTTACAGCGCCCTGGGCGAAATGTCCGAGGACTTCACGGAGCCGTGGGGCGATATCCCCATTGCAGTGCAGAACGCGCAGGGCCGTACCGCTGCCGGAGATCTTGCCGGCATTACTGCTGGCCTTGAAAAGCAGATTGCAAAGGCCTCGGCCCATGACGATACCGCAATCGTGGCCGTTATGAAAGAGGTTCGCAGCCTGCTTTTGAAGATGGAACAGGAGGGCTGATTATGTGCCTCTGCTGCAAGCCTTTGTTAAAGGCCATTGACGCATACCTTGCAAAAGCGGATGACGATCTTGCAGAGGAGCTGGAGGCAGAGGGCTACACCCACCCCAAAGAAACAGCCCGGTTTATCAGCAGTTTGGAGGATCGCTTTGCTGAGGTTCTGCAGGAGGAAACATCCTATTTCCTGCGGCATGTTGGCAAGTCCCTGGATATTGAGCAATTTGCCTCTGAGATTTGGCCCGGTGTCAAGCTGAATGATGACCTCCGGGAAAAAGTCGCGGAGATCTTCAAGGAGCAATTCCAAACATTCCTGCCGGAATATGCTAACTACTACCTGGAGCAGACCGACAAGGATTTACGCCTTGCCTCTGTGTCCAGGCGTACCGCGTCCTGGGTAGATACCTGGGGTGATGCACTGGGTAGCCTCATGCAGCTCAACAGTCACACGGAAATGGATGACCTCTTGAAAAAGGGCTTCATAGATGGTGACGGTATCGCTGAGTTTACGCAGCGCATCATGGAAAGCGGGATCCGCGATGAGCGGTATAAGGCCCGCAGAGCCGCCTTGACGGAAACGCTCAGGGCGCACAGCGTAGCCCAGCAGGAGGGCATGATGCAAAGCCCCTCTGTGGATCGTAAGAAGTGGAGGCATACCGGCAGCTACCGCAACGCCCCGCGTAAAAATCATGTGCGGATGGACGGCCAGGTTGTGCCAAAGGATGAGCCGTACAAGCTCATCGGCGCAAAGGGCGGCACCTATTTGTGCATGTACCCCCGCGATCCCTCTTTGCCGGCTGAGGAAAGTATCAACTGCCATTGCATTTCCCAGCCCGTGGTAAACGATGATATCCTGGGCATGTCCCTGGAGGAGCGGCAGCGCCTGCAGCGTGAGGCCGTGGATCAGATGGATAATAGTTGGGAAGCGGAGCTGGATGCCCGCAACAAAGCCAAGGCCGGCATTGATGAGGAAACCGTCAATGTGGATTGGATCAAGGGTAAATCCCGCGAGGATCAAATCAAATACTTTGGCGGTGGCAACGCCGGCAAGCAGCGGTTAGCCCTCCTGGACAGCGGCGTTATCTCCAACGATGCAGACCTGGAACGGCTTTACAAGACCACCTCCAACGGCAAACGCCGAAGAAAAACCTTGCAAGAGTTGGCCGATGATGGTATTATGACAATAAGCGGCAAGACCGTGAACCATTCCGTTACGGGTGATTTCACCCAGGCGGGCCGGCACCGCGGCGGCTGCCATTCCCAGGCGGGCCTTGCAGAGTTTGACCGGCGCGGCGTTGATTATGAGATCAACCGCACATTCTCCAACGGTGTGCGCGTGGGCAATATCCCCAAAAGCAAGGATAAGTTCCGGCGCTCTGGAGATTGTCACGCATGGTTCCCGGAAAGCTGGGATGAGGATAAGATCCTGGAGGCAGGCACGGCCATTGCAAACAGCGATGCGCCGCTGATCGACAATTACCACAAGACCGGCATTTATGATGGCGTGGCCGTCCGGGTGCTGTTCGTTGATGGTAAGGTTGCAACGGTCTGCCCCGACCTAGACCAAGACATTGTAGAGGGAGTGAGTGTAGTATGAGCCTTGAACAGAATATCGAGAAACTGAAAAAGGTGTGGTACACCTCCGACCCCCGCTACTTTGGGGAAAATCCTGCTTGCGGTCCCATCGAGGATGATATCATAGCGGAGCTGGGTGCCATGACCGATGAGGAGTTGACCGCCTTTGCAGACGGCCTGGATGATCGTGACAGCAATCTCCTGTTCCGGCCTCTGTCCATCCTGGCAGAAACGCGCAGCATCTTAAAACCCAAATTCGACTAAATCCCGACCCTGTAAAGGGCCGGGATATCTTTTTGCCCAAATCGGCCTAGAACGGCCCTGGAGCGGTTTTCTCCCTTTGGTATGTTCTTATACCAACTTTCCGTGAAAACAGCCCAGGCGCTACGGGAAAAGGCCTGACGCGCTTTGACGGCGCAATTATATATTCCCATGTTAAAAGGCAGCCGCGAGGCTGCTTTTTATATTATCCCACATGAAAGGAGGTGAAAGGAAATGAAGCAGAAAATCCGCAATGCGTATGAGATCACGGACGCAAAAATTTCTTTCGTAAGCCTGGTAGATAAGGCAGCGAACAAGCGACAGTTTCTCATCACGAAAGCAGAAAACGGGCAGGCGAATTTTGCCTCTTATGGCAGGATCGTCAAAGCAGACGCAGAAACCCACCATGTTACCGGCGTTGTCTATGAGCCTATGGTAGAGGATAGCCACGGCAACTACATGACCGAGGCTGAGATCACCAAGGCAGCATATTGGTTCGCCAAGAATGGTGACAAGGTAGATCTGCAGCACAGTTTTGAACCTATGGAGGGTGCTACCGTTGTCGAAACCTGGATTGCTAAGGCAGACTTCCAGATCGGTGACGAAACCATTACTAAGGGTACATGGCTGATGACCGTTGAAGTCAAGGATGACGCTGTTTGGGAGGGCATCCAGAAAGGTGAAATCACCGGCTTTTCCATGGGCGGCATCGGCAATTACAGTGAGGAGGACACTGATTTGGATACTGTTGAAAAATCTACCGCTCCCCAGGCTGAGGGCAAGCGCGGCCTGCTGGCAAAGCTGGCTGAGGCGCTGGGCTTCAAGATGGTGGAAAAGGGTGAAATGGCAGAGATCTTTGAGGAAAAGAGCCGCGGCACCCTGTTCTGGAACGCCATGAACACCCTGGAGGAGTGCTTGTACCGTTACAACCCTGTAACGGGCCGCTACGCCTACGAAAACGATGAGCAGCGGGTAAGAGATTGCCTGTCTGACTTCTGCGCCATCGTGACCGATCTGCTGACTAATGAACATTCCATCACAGCGGCGCTGACCGCTGCGCCTGTTCAGAAAGCCGGCAAGAAAATGTCCAACAAAAACCGTCAGACGCTGGCCGGGATCTATGAGAGCCTGGGATCTTTCCTCAAGGAGTTCGATGAAACCGAGGAAGTCACCAAGGCCGGGGATCCCGCCGGCAACACCATCACTAAGGAGGAAAACGAAGTGACCAAAACCGAAGTTGAAACCATTGTCGCGGCTGCCATCGCTAAGGCCCTGAACCCTGCTGGCACCGCCGCACCCGCTGAGGCTGCCCCTGTCGAAAAGGCAGTGGAAGCCCCTGCTGCTACCCCCGCCGCTGCAACTGATGCAGTGACCCCCGAAGCCATCGAGAAGATGGTAGGTGAAGCCATCGCTAAGGCTATGCCCCAGGCTGAACCCTCTGTGTCCACTGCTGAGGTGGAGCAGATCGTTTCCCAGGCTGTGGCAAAGGCTATGGAACCCATCCTGAAAAGCCGTGGCCTGCCCACCAACATGAACGGCAACCCCGCCCCCGTGGAGAAAACGGCTGAGCCTCACTACCTCCACGGTATTCTGTAATAATTTAGGAGGAAAAGAAAATGCCCAATAACAACGAGATCATTCGTAAGGCCGGTACCATTTCCACCGGCTCCCTGGCCCATGGCCTGCTGAACCCCGAACAGGCAAGAAAGTTCATCCAGCAGACTTTTGAGGCCACCCCCCTGAGCGGCCTGGTACGCCATGTCATGCGTACCGCAAAGACCGGTGAGATCGACAAGATCGGCATCGGCTCCCGTATCGTCCGTAAGAAGACCGAGAATGTCGATGACGGCTACCGCGCCGGTGTCGAGACCTCCCACATCGAGTATTCCTGCACCTCTGTGCGGCTGCCCTGGGAGATCACCGAGGAAACCCTGCGCGAGAACATCGAGGGCGAGAACCTGGAGCAGATCATTACCAATCTGATGACCACCCAGCTTGGCGTGGACATGGAGGACCTGTACCTGAACGGCGATACTGCCACTGCTGAGGACAACGCCGACTACGATTTCCTCAAGATCAATGACGGCTGGATCAAGCAGATCAAGGAGGGCGGCCATGTCTATGACGCTGCCGGTGCTGAAATGAGCCTGGATCTGTTCTACAACGCCCTGGCTACCATCCCCAACAAGTACAACAACGGCAAGCTGCGCTGGATCATGTCCCCCCGCCGCGCTCAGCAGTGGGAGCTGTTCCTGCTGAACAAGGTTATCGGTGCCGGCGGTGCTGTCCCCGAATCCCTGTACACCGCTCCCGTCAAGATCCCCACCGTGGAGTGCCCCTCCCTGCCCGATGATGTTATCATGCTGTCTGATCCTCAGAACCTGGCCGTGGTCAACACCTACGATGTTCGCATCCGTAAGACCACCGAGGGCAAGGAGGCTATCATGATGGATAAGCGGTTCTATGTCACTCACCTGGACTATGACCCCATCATCGAGGAGCTGGACGCTACCGGCATCATCACCGGCCTGAAGTAAGGAGGAATTGTCATGTATCACCTGAAACTGATTAAGGCGCTGTCCTATACCGGCGCTGTTTCCGCAACCCGCAAGGAACCCGATGTTTACACCGAGGATAAGGCTGTGGCAGATGCTGCAGTAGCTTCCGGCTATTTCAAGCTGGTGGAGGAGGTTGCCGGCTCCAATGACGGTGACGGCACCATTCCTCCCGCCAACGAGGAGCTGGACTACGATAAGCTCATGCGCCTCAAAAAGGATGATCTGATCGCCAAGGCTGAGGAAATGGGCATTGACACTGCCGACCTGGAAACCAAGGATGACCTTGCCAAGGCGATCTGCGCCGCCGGCTCCGATGACGGTAACGGTGGTGCAGACTTCTCCCAGGAATAAGGAGGCACTGATGGTTTACACCATGAACGCGAACATGACCGGGAGGGCGGCTTCTCCCGGTCATTTCAATTCCCATAGACGGGAGATCCCCTATGGCTAAGCGGCCATGGGTAAGCCCTCAAGAAGTCAAGGAGTACACCGAGATCAAGGTTGTGCAGGATCGCGCAGAAAACCGCCTGCTGGTGGATATCGCAAGAGCCGAACAGTATGTGATCGCTTTGACACATAACAAGTTCGAGGAAAGCGAGGCCATCCCTGCAGAGGTGAAAACTGCTGTCATTCTGTTGGCTGAGGCGTATGCCAATAACGCCGCGGAACAGTCCAAAAAGGTGAAATCTGAAACCTTTGACGATTACAGCTATACCGCATCCGACAGCTCCATGATCTCCATCGAAAGCCTGGATCTTGCCTCCCTGCTGGACGCTCACACGATCACCCTCCCCAAAAACGGCGTGACTATGAGGATGCGTAGATTATGATTGAGGATTTTTTCGATCACAAATGCGACATTTACCATGTCATTAAAGGCGAGGGATCCCCAGGCTACGGCCTGCCGGGATCCCCGACCTTTGAATACCCTGCGGTCCCGGATATCGCGGCCCAGGATTGCCATTTCGGGGTACGCGGTGAAAGTGTTACCATTGTCCAGCAGCAGCCGCAAAATGATCTGAACGCGCGAACCAAACTGACCTTGCCCGCCGGCGCGGATGTTCGCCTGAATGACAAAATCGTGGATTGCAAAACGGGCTACGCCTACACGGCAGAGATCCCGCGGAACATTCGAGACCACCACATTTTCGTTTATATTAAACGGACGGATGTGCAAAAGGCCCTGTAATGTCCGCGGTTACATTTGAGCTATCTGAGTTCCGCGATTTTTTCTCCAGGTGCAAAAACGCTGCCCGCGGTGAGTTCAAAAAGGAGTGCGAACAGTACCTAGAGGCGCTAGGCCAAGAGTTCCTTAGAATTCTTGAGGACGAAATCATAAGGCGCAAAGTCATGGATACGCGCCTATTACTGAACAGCTTTCACAAAGACAGTGAAAGCAATGTGTGGATCATCAGCGATGGTGGCCTCACCCTTGAGGTGGGTACCAGCGTCAAATATGCAGGATATGTCAATGACGGCCACTGGACGGTCAAAAAGGGACAGAAGCAACGCTTTATTCCTGGCTTTTGGGATGGTGACAGTTTCACCTACGATCCCAACGCTGAGGGCGGCATGCTCCTGAAACAACAGTGGGTACCGGGAGCGCATTACTGGGAGGCCGCGCTGCGGATCCTGGATGCCATGCTCCCATCCCTCCTGGATGCTAAGCTCCAGGAATGGCTTGACCGATATTTCACATAGGAGGCAGACGATGCTTGAACAGGAAATTGCAAGTGTGATCCGCTTTGTGCTTGATAGCGCAGGCAATCCAAACCCGTATTACTATTCCGTCCCGGAAAGCTTCATCGTGCCGGCTGTCTATTTTCCCTCCCCGGAGATCAACACCGGCGGGGAAACATTTAGAACCTACCGCATGGAGTACGCGTGGTACATCACATTCCACCACAAGACCTCCGAGGACGCATATCGGCTTGCCCAAGCCGCGCTGACTGCCATTATGGGCCGCAGGTGCCTCATTCCCCTCATTAAGGAAAACGGCGAATATGCCGGGAGGGGCCTGCGTGTGAATAACCCCTCTATTAAGCCTCTTGATACTGGGGTGTATCAGCTTGCCTTATCGTTTGTGAGCCGGAGGCCCTACGATGCAGAGCAAGTGGAAAAGATGCAGAGCTACGAAGTGGAGGCTTTTCTGAAAAGCCCCGATGAGGCAGCCGTGCAAGCGGCAGTAGCAAAGTATCTCTCTGATGGTGCGGGGTGAGCGCCCCGCACCTTGCCTCAGAATGATTTTTAGCCATAAGGAGGTATTTAGATATGGCAAAAACAAATGCGGCTCCCACCGCCGCAGAAACCCCCGCCGTAAAGTACCAGCTTAGCAGGCTGCGGGACAATGCCGTTAAGATTTTCGGCGTGTCCACCAGCACCTTTGCGGGTGCTACGGCAAAGCTCCCCGATGGTGAATACACCATTGAGGAAATCAAAAACACTATCAAAGTGTGGAAAAACAAGGAGGTAAAGTAACCTATGGCAAGCGGCACTTTTGAAAAGGGTACCGGCGCGGTTCGTCCCGGTACCTATGTCAACTTTGTTGGCACCCAGCAGAATACCATTGCGGGCAGCACCCGTGGCGTGGTTATTCTGCCCCTTGCAGGCACCGACTACGGCCCTGCAAAGAAGTTTATCACTCTGACTGCTGCGGCACCTGACGCGGCCCGCGCCGAGCTGGGCCACAGCATCTATGACAACCACAAGGCCATGCTGCAGATCCGGGAGGCTTTCAAGGGCGCAAGCTCTGTGATCGTCTATGTCCTGGCTGAGGGCAAGACTGCTGCTACCGGCAAGAGCGCCGGTCTGAGCGCCACCGCAAAGTACAAGGGTACCCGCGGCAATGCTCTGGCCTATGCTGTCATTGCCAACCCTGCGGGCGGCTTTGATGTGGAAGTTTCCCTGGACGGCGCTAAGGTGGAGCTGTTCGAGGGTGTGGCTGACGCTGCGGCCCTGGCAGGCAGCCAGTACATCACCTTTGCTGCAGGCGAGGGCGCGCTGGCCGCAGTTGCTGGTATCACCCTGGCAGGCGGCGAAGATGCCGCCAACACCAACGGCGATATTACCGACTTCCTGGACGGCGCAGAGGGCCAGTCCTTTGATGTGCTGTGCTTCCCGTTCGCGGATGAGGATCTGCATGCTTCCCTCAAGACGAAGATCAAGTACCTCATCGAAAAGGTGGGCAAGCCTATCCAGGCTGTGGCTCCCAACTTTGCTGCAGACTATGAGGGCATTATCAATGTCACCAACGGCTATGCCCTGGGTGACATTGAGCTGGATGCTACCCAGGCCTGCGCTTTTGTTGCCGGTGTAACCGCCGGCGCAAGCAAGACCACCAGCAACACCTACCGCACCGTTGACGGCGCAACCGGCGTTGTGGGCGTAAAGACCCACGAACAGGCCGTTGCTGCAATCAATGCCGGTGAGCTGTTCTTCTCTGTTTCCGAGGCCGGCAATGTTGTTATCGAGTACGATATCAACAGCCTTGTGACCCTGACCAAGGATCGCGATGCTTCCTACAAGAAGAACCGCGTTATGCGTGTGTACAATGAGTACCTGAAAGCCCTGCAGCTCAACTTCCCTCCCAATCGTTTTGATAACAACGAGGACGGCTGGCAGGCTATGGAGGGCATTGGCCGCACGATCCACAAGCAGTTCGGCCCCCGCGCCGATGGCGGCGATGGCGCAATTCAGAATATCGACTACGATAACGATTTCAAGGTTGATCGTGAGCTGTCCAAGGGCGATCAGACTTTCTTCAATGTCGGTATTCAGGCGGTGGATTCTGCTGAAAAGCTGTACTTCACCGTATCTACCCGTTAAGGAGGTAAAACGCAATGAGTGCTATGCAGTATAACAAGTCCCCCATTTCCCTGAAAGAGGGCAAGGTTTTGATTGACGGCGTAGAGGTGCTGGATGCCGTGTCCTGCACGATCCAGTTTACCCCTACCGTATGGTCTGGCAAGACGCTGGGTGAGCGTACCAACAGCTCCCGCTGGCTGGGTTACGATATCACCGGCACCATGACCCGCCGCCGTTCCACTCCCTGGCTGGCTGATAAGATTGCCGAGTACAAGAAGTCCGGCAAGACCCCTGAGCTGACCATCCAGGGCATTATGAACGATCAGAACAGTGACTACTTTGCGGATAACGGTGCCTACACCGTGACCGCCGTAGGCTGCGTTCTGACCGGCGCACTCCCCCTCACCGCGCTGGACAGCAACGGCGAGGTTGTGGACGATGCGATCAGCTTCAACGCTAAGGATATCGTCTAAGCGTCACTAATTCACACTATGAAAGCCCGCCCGGATCCCCGGCGCGGGCTTTCTCATTTTTTGTATAAAGGAGCTATGAACTATGGCTAAGAAAGACCTGAAATTTTTTATGCGTTCCGCTGAGCCGGAGGTAGTCACCGCACCCGGCCCCGCAACCTTTGTGGATGATGATGGCAAGGTTATTGAATTTGAGATCAAGGTACTGTCCCAGTCCGCGATCACGAAGATCAATAACGCCTACCGCAAGCGTTCCATCGCCACCGACAAAAAGGGCAACCCCCTGGTTATGAACGGTGAGGTTGTGTGGAAAACCGAGCGTGACGCAAATCGTGCTGCCGCCCACATGATCGTGGAGGCCCTGCAGTACCCGAACCTGAAAGATCCCGATCTGATGGCTCACTACAACTGCCACGATATTACGGAAATGCCCGCGCTGGTATTCTCCCGCGCTGATGAGTTCTCCCATGTTACCAAAATCGTTATGGCTGCCCTGGGCCTTGGTCCTGGCTCCGAACCGGAAACCAATGACGAAGATACGCTGAACGATGCAAAAAACTGATCTCCCGCGAGGGTAGCGTAGAGTGGTGGGCGCATCTCCTGTGGCAGCGGCACGGCCTCCGAATGGAGGACTTTGCCGATATGCCCAGGGAGCGGCAGTTATTCTACATTGCGTCCGAGCAATACGCAGCAGAACACCCTTGCGGGAAAAGTAAGTAACATGAGGAGGTGAACC